TTAGTGAGTTGCGGCTCTCCCGTTCTTAAGGGTTTTCCGTGGTTTTTGCTCGCCTTCCGGCCGATTCGACAGCGCATTTGCAGCGCGGGCGAAATGGTCTTCGGTGACTTGCAGGTAATGCTTGGCCGCAACTCGCTCTGAGTTGCCGATCCAGCTGCACACGACGTGCGATGGAAACAGCTCTTCCAGTTCGGTCTGTCGGGTTGATCGCAGGTTCTGGAAGAGCTTCGGCCAGGCTTCGACGCCGGCGTTCCGGATGATTCTCAGGAATTGCGTTCGGAGGTTCGTGTTCGGCAGTCGATAGCGATTGATCACGAACTCGGTGCCCGGTTCTGCCGCATCGAATGCGGATTCGAGATGAGTTCGCAGCTCGTCGAAGATCGGCACCATCCGGCTGCCGTGCCCTTCGTGGTGTTCGGTCTTCGGGCTCAGGACTTCCATGCGGTTGCTGTCCCAGTGAATCCGATCCCATCGCAAGGCGAGATGCTCGGACGGGCATCTCAGGCCGCCGAATCGCGACAGGGCGAAGATCAGTCGCCACTCCGCATCCGGGCAGGCTTCCAGGATCTGAGCGGCGACCTCGCGACTGACGAAGTGAAATCGCTCCGCGTTCGGGCGAATGGAGGCCTTCAGGGAGTTAAACGGATTGTTCTCGATGAGTCGCTTCTTCCTGGCGGCCTCGAAGAACAGCTTCGCCGTCGCGGTGTGCTTTCGAACGGTGTTCTCCGCATAGCCCCGATCGCGGAGAGTTCGCTGCCAGTCTTCGGCGTCGAACTCCGTGATCAGGGCGATCGGCTTGTCCTCTCCGAAGTACTCGATGAGTTTTGTTCGGCCGGCCTGATACTTCACCTTTGTCAGCGGCTTCACGTCCGTGCGGCGATCGATGTAGAAGTCAATGAAGTCGGCGAGCCGCCCCAGTCCCTGGCCGGCAGAGGCCGATGACGCGATCAGCTCGAACTCTTCCAGCTTCCGCCGCAGTTGCGGACTGAGCGAGGCGACCCAGCGAAGCGTTTCATCGTCCGGGGCAAAGCCTGTGATTTTGGCCTTCACGAGGTGCTCGATCTGAGCCTGCACCTTGCCTGCCTGTTTCTCCGTTGCCCGGCCGAGGCCGATCGTACGGCGTGAGCCGTTCGGTAATCGTGTCTGAACGGCCCGGAGCGTGCGGCCCTTCTTATCCTTCCGCCTCAGAATCGTCGCCATGTCTCACTCGTCCTCTTCCTCGCCGGCCGCATCTCGATCGATGAAATCGAATAAACTGCGACCCGTTATTACAAAGTCGACGCCAAACCGTTTGGCCCTGAGACCCTTCTGCCGGAGCAACTTCACGCCCGTCGGCCCAAATCCGAACATCTTCGTTAGGCGTTTGGCGAAGATGGCATCGTTCTCGGCGATCCGGAGGACCGTGCCGTCCTCCAGATGAAACACGCGAATCTCCGGCCGATGTCCACTATTGCCTGTTGACAAACTGTCCATAGTTACCGATACTCCATGAAAGTGGAGGGTAATTCCTTCAACCTGCGGTCTCGGAGAGCCTTCGAAAACTTCACCCGGGGCCGCACACAAATTGACGCTCTATGCGATGATCGAGCGGAAGTGACGCCAATCACTTCCGCTTTTTTCATGCGCCGAGCGAGGCGTCATTCAACCGCCCATGCAATAGAGCCCTTTCCAATAGAAAACCCGTTGCGCGGGCTGGATGGCTCCCACGCAACGGGCATGATGATCAGCGTGATGCTGATGCTTCTGAATGTTTTCTGATCGATTCCATCCAATCGATGCAAAAGCGTAATATTGTGGCCACAATATTACAAGGGCGGATTCTGGGATTGTCCGGATTTTGGTCATCGCGTATCGTCCGGCGCTATGGACAAAAAACTGCAGGGACGCAAGGGGCGGCCGAGCGAAGGGCCGCAGAGAAAGTTTCGATGCTCCGACGAAAAGTGGGCAACGATCCTGCTTGCCGCTGTCGTAGCGGAAACAACGGCGTCGGACATCATTCGCGACGGATCTGTTGCCTTGGCGATTGAAACCCTGAGAATGCATGTGGAGACCCTCCGGACCATCGAGCTGGATGATCCGTTACTGAAAGAAACTGCGAAGCGATACCTGGAGCAGTTTGAGGGTCAGTGAGGCCGGCAGGCGAAGAGCAGGGCGGAATGTTCGCGGCGGAAGGCCACGAAGTGCCAGAGCGTGAAGTTGAATTGCCAGCCAGCGGGGTCGTCAGTGAGATGTGCCATTTGGAATCATCGCGGGTGTCTCCGATACTCCGAGACGCGAGGCCGGGACCAGCCCGAACATGCAGAGCAGCCGTTCCTGGCTTCGTCAGTCATGCGTGACGAGGCGGATTATAGCAACGGTACCGGCCACCGCAAATCTTTTGTTCAGCATTTTTACAGGTCATGTTCCTGCCGGAATCTCTCGGCGGCTTCGGCCGCATCTTGCTTCCGTTTTTCGCTGGCCCTGCGGTCGTTCACGTACACTAGCACCGCGAAGAGGGCGACCAGAACGGCCAGCGTGATCAAGGTTCGCCTGACCACCGACGGTGGCTGCTTTCGGGTCGCTCCGCAGTGGGGACAGGCTTTCGCCGAGTCGCTGATCTCTTGTTCGCATTCCGGGCAGTGAATCAGGGGCATCGTTCTCTCCGAGTCTTCCGTGGGTCGTCGGCATCATAGCATGCTCCCCTCTTCGTCGTCTAACCTGTACAATCCGGATCATCTCGGACAGAAATCGCGATCCCCGTTGAAGGAACAGCAGAATGACGTGGCGAACTCCCGAAGGCGAGCGGGTCCTGCAGGGTGCCGAAGCGGAGATGATCCGGAGAGCCCTGGAGTACACCATCGAACAGATCGGCAATGACAGTATCCACAACGGTGACCCATGGGAGTTTGGGCTGCCACATTTCGACGCCTTGGCGTACGAGAGCCGGATAGTCGTCATGGAGCATGTCGGCAATGGCTTACTCACCGAGACGGACTCATGCTCTCGGCTGTCGGCTCTCAATGAATCGGGCGTGGCCCTGCTGTTCCTGATGCTGAAAGAAATGGTTTCCGTCGAGATTGACGAGCCAGACCACGCAGGCACGTGGCCTGCGAAGAGTCTTGTACTGGCGGCGGCACAGGAGTGCATCGACAAGGACTGCGGGGCAGGAGAGAGCGATCTCGACGACTGGGAAGAGCTGATTAATCTTCTCGCGGAGCGGATTTTGTGGGATGGCGACTTCAGCTTCGTTTTCGAGGAGGAAGCGTCAGACGATCCCCCTGCTGAAGTCATTCCAATTCGGGACGACTACTACTGCTTCACTGTTCCGGAGCCTTCCGAAGAGGAGCTCAGGAGCGCCCTCAGGAGACTGCGAGAACTTTGCCAAAGCTCAGCCCAGGTCGAGCCAGAGGCTCCGTAGGGAACCGTTCGATTTAGAAGGTCCTTCTTCCGCTTGCAACCGCAGTCGATGCCGGTCTTTTCGGATACGGAATCCACAACCGCCCGGATGCCAGTCGCTGTCGTGAACTTCTCGATCGTGTCGCCGAGGCCGCGGGATCGTGATGAGGGCCGCGCGGTCGAATGAGCGTTTGCTTTCTGGTAGGCCCCGAAGACGCCAGGCTTGTCGCGACAGAGTCGATGGGCGGCATGGCTCATCGTTCTCCCGTGGGCCTTGCAGAATCCTGCAGCGGAGCATTGGCAGTTCGTCATGGGAACGGGTCCTCCAGATCGTTCGGTAGTGGAACCGCCGTCGCATACATCTCCCACGGCATCGGGGCACAGATCACGCAGTAGCCTCCGGACAATGCTCCGTCAGGAAGCATATACCAGCGTGGAGGGCCTTCGTATTCACCCGGTCCGGTGGCGACATAGAGGGACTCGGGAACAAAGGTGAACTGCGTGCAATCGTCGTGGTTCCAGTCGATTCCGATCCCGTGCTCCGGCCCGCTCTCCGTTCTGGCGTAATACTTGATCGTGATCTGATTCGAGAACCCGCCTTCCCGCATCAGGGCAATCAGCCGCAGCTCGACTCGCTTCGAGAAGAGCCACAACTGAAAACGCAGACCGTAGATGTGCATGTCGCCGCACCACTCCTGCTCTTCGGCGAGCAGGTGCGTGTACTGGTAGACGCCGCACGACGGAATAAAGTTGTTCGTCGCGAGGGTCCACACCCCCGCGAACAGGCTGCACAGCGGCGGATACGGCCATTCGATCGGGTTGCCGAAGCCATCAGTGAAGACCTCTTCCGGATCAGAATCGGGGACAACGACCTCATAGGCCTGCGGCACGTCAGTCTTGGGCCAGTTACACCAGCCACATCGGGCCCCATCCGGTGAACCCCAGATCTGTTCGTAGGCTTCGACCATCTTCGGTAGCGGAGCTTCACAGCAACAACTCATGGCTCGACTCCTGCACCTTCGTCACCATTGAACACGACGGGTATGATGTGCGGATACGCGGCGACGATCGAATGGCCGCCCTCGTTTCCGCGTATCACGCGGATTCTGGGGCCAGTGGCCGACTTGTTTGAAATCTTGAAGGCAACGAAGGGCCAGTGCCCTTCGACTGTGAACTTGTCGTTCGTGGCGTCGCCATCATCGTTACCGTCTCCCAGGTCGGGGATGTGCCGCAAGAGATCCTTGACGATCTCGTCATCGGCGTTCCACGGTATTGAGATCGTCGTCACCGATCGCTGGTCATCTTCGTTCAATGTGTGAATATCGAGCGGCAGCTCGCCTGCCAGCGTGCCGACGTCACGCTGCAACCAGATGTGCCAGTAGGACATGCACTTTGCTTGCCGGCCGCTTGAGGTGCGAGGCTGACGGGGCGTTTCCGCACCCCCGTCCCGCATTTGGCGTTCCAGGTGCTTCTTCGCCTTGCGGGCGAACTCCAGTGGAAAGACACCGATCTTTTCCATGCGTCACGTCGCAAACTGAGTGGGGTAATAACGGTCGAGGTCGAAGCCGAGAGCATTGAAGTCGAACTGGTCCTTCTGGCGGTAACACACGAAGGGCAGGTAGACGGCCTCTGACTGATCGTAAGTGTCTCTCGGGAATGGAGCGCCGAGATTGGTCAAGTAGTCAGCATCCCCCATGATGGCCTCCCAGCCATTGCACGGGGCGATCGGCCAGGGGTTGGACATCTCGTTGCCGTCGCCGTCTTTGATCTTCAAGCCAAAGCGATCGATAAACCCGCCGTGCATGATGATCGGATCATGCGAGCTGGTCATGCATGGCCCGCCGTTCTCCGAGAGGTCGTTGGTGTTGCGATATGAGTCGCGGCCGGGGAAATTCTGGTCGACCTTGAAGCGGTAGGTCACCTTGTTGTAGGCCAGCTCATACCGCCAGATCGTGTCGACGGTCATATCCTCGAGAAGGACCGTTCGCGGCGGGTAGCGATACCAGGGCTTACTGTTGACTTTGTCGATCAGGAAGAGTTGGTACTCAGGCCAGGTGACCTGATCGTCGCCAATAAAGAACTCGCGTTCGTAGCGGGTCAACTCCATCACGCCGAGGATTTCACGCACCTGAATTGCTGGGCTGCTGTAGACTTCGCCGGCCGCCGTCATGAAGCCGCTACTGAAGCCGCCGCCCGTGAAGTCGAGCCTGGCCGCCATGATTTCCATGCTGTCGCCTTTGGAGACATAGCGATCGGGAATCACGGAGCCCCAGGGAATCTGGGAGCGAGTCAAGAGCGACGTCCGTTTAACGTCGGCGTTGACCAGTCTCGACTCGGTTCCATAGCGAAGAATCGGATACCACTTTTCGGGCGGGTCGCCCCACTGTGGAGCTGGGGCCGTGGAGTTGATCGGCGTCAGGGAATAGGTGACATCGACCTCCCAGACACCGAGAGAATCGGCGATGTGCCTGGGTCGCACATCCTCGCAGATCAACTGCGTGAAGAGAGAATGCGTGGTCACGCTCTGCTGAGGATATTCCTCCAGTTCCATGATGCTGGCGAGCTGGTCTCCCAGCGTCAGGTCTGGATCGGCCTGGAACAGTCGCTTCTCCGAGGCCCTGCCGTCGGAAATCCCAAGTTGTGCTTCAACACCATTGCGGATGCCGAGGAACATTGCGTCCACTTAGACTACCTCCGCAATCAGTTGCGACTTTCCGGTATTCTTCTCGATCTGTGCCAGGAGCTCTTCCTGCTTCGACGGCGCCCCTTTCATGCCGGCCAGGATGGCGTCGGAGCCGGCGTAAAGGGCCCCCAGCTGAGAGCCTTGTCCGGAAGACTTCATGCTGTGCTCCTGATTGTCCTCCCAGACCTTGGATTTCCGCTGCTTCTCCAGCTGGTCGATCTCCAAGAGTCGAGACTTCTTGTCTTCTTCCGACAACGCCTCCGATTGGCGAACAGCCTCTCGCAGGGCCGCGGCTTCGTCCGCAATGGATTTGACTTCCTGCTCATACGGACTGAGAAGTGATTGCCCAAAGTCTTCGATGGCACTGTTGATGCCCTTGATTTCTCCCTGCTTCTGCCGATCGAGTTCCTTCTGAACTTCCTCGGTTTTCTTCAGGTGCAGCTCCTCGTGCCGATCTTTCAATCCGGCGAAGGTTTCATTGACTTCAGCAATCAGTTCCTTCTGTTTTTCGAGATCGCCATTGGATGCCTGAACAGCATCTCGCAGAGCCTGCTGATGCTGTTCGGCCAGCTGCCGCATCGTTTCACCATACTCAACCTGTAGCTGCTCCAGCGGCCCTCCCGCCATTTCGCGAGCGAACGCCTGTTCGCCTTCTTCCGCTGTGGTCTTGAGGATCTCGGCGAACTTGCCAGGAGCGGCTTCTGTCATCGAAGAGAGCAGCCCTTCTTCGGCTTTGAGCTTCATCTTCAGCTTGGAGATCTCATCGTTGATCTCCTTCTCCATCGATTTGAATTCATCCTTGATCTCTTTGCTGTTGTTCCATACGCCACCGGTGCTCAGGGCGTCGGTTCCGAAGAGATTGTCCGAGGCGGCGTTGAACATGTCCTGCATGACCGGGCTAACGCCACTCATGAATTTCTGCAGGGCGTTCTTCTTCTGCGACTCTTCAAAGTCGTCAGAGATCAACTGTTCGCGGAGCATGATCAGCTCATTAAGATCATTCTTCGCGTTCTGCAGGTCCTCGGCGGTTCGATCAGTGGTGAGTCGTTGCTGTCGAACTGACTCCGCAATTCCACTGGTGTCGTCCAGTTTGTTGAAGTTGAACATCTCGTCAGAATTCCGCCGCTGATAGCTCAACTTGTCGGCAGCAGACTGCAGCTTCTGGGCGAATCCTTCCACTCGGTCTTCGAGACCCGCGAAGACTTTCGTGCTCTGCGAGAGCTTTGAGATCGCCGGTACAACATTGACGGTGATGACTGTCGCCAGAGCCGCCAGGGCTCCGCCGAGGCCACCGGCCGCCATGGCCATCATCGAGAGGTTGTTACTGACACCGCGCATGGCCATCTGCGGGCCGCCGAGCTGCATGCCGATCGAGAAGTCCTCGATCGCGAATCCCGCCTGCCCGACGAAACTGGAGGCACGGCCCATGCCACGGCCTCGTTGGGACGCAGCCAGTGTTTCGGGGTTGGAGGTTCCCCAGGCTTTGGCCAGATAGGCTTCCAGTTCATTCCGCTGGCGATTGCGATTGGCTTCCCTGAGCCGGGCCAGATTGGCCTCATAGGCCTCCGGCGAGAGGATCTTCCGCAAGTCGGCCCCGAAAAGTCTGGCATCTTTCGCGGCCGACTTGATCCCGGACGAGATCGAGGCCCCCATCTTGCCGCCGATATCGTCCATCCGGGATGCCGCGGCCGCCATCTTGTCGACTTCCGCTCGCATCAACTCGAAACCAGCCGACGCCTCCGCAGCACTGAGCTTCGTTCGTTTGGACGAGGCGTCGATCTTCTTGTTGGAGTGAACGATCTGTTTCGCACCGTCCTCGTAGCCCTTGGTGTAGAGCATGAAGAGCGTGGCGGCTTCGTAGCTTTGTCCCATGTCTTACTTTCGGCCCACAAGCACGGCTTTGATCTGCTCTGGTGTCATTGCCCGACTCAGAGTCTGCTCGGAACGCATGCCCGTCGGCAGAAACTCATCAATGCGACACGTTCGTTTCGTGTGCGGAGCCACTCCGGACCAGGCCACCATCGCAGCCTGCTCCCAGTCATCTCCCCAGGGGTACATGTCCATGTAAGCGAGCCAGAACGTCCATTCCCGGGAACCCATCGGCTCACCGATCCGGCCGGTTCTCAGCTCGACAATGGTTCGTCCCCAGCGGGCGGCGAGCCAGAATCGTCGTCGGAGGCTGGGGTTGTCGCGGAGTTTTTTTTTGCGTCCTCGTAGTCAGCCTCGCGAAGGCCACAGACTTCCAGGCACTTCCAGTAGAGCTGAGTCACCAGCCCGCTGGGGAGGCGGTCAATTTCCCTGTCGCCCAGAGGGAACATCGGAGACTGCGTCGTAGGGTCGATGACGCAGCAGGAGATCACAAATGCCTTGAGCCCGCGCGGATCCGGAATCTGATCCCGGTCAAGCTTATGGTATTCCTTCTGCTGGGGCGTCAGCCGAGCCACCTGGCGATTGGCCAGCATCCACTCCCATTCGTCCCGCTGCCCGGAGTCCATCTCGCGGATCAGCAGTCGGCCGAGCCCTTCGATCTCGACCCACTCTTCGCAGAGAGCGAATTCGTCGGGCAATTTCCCGAAGAGATCCTTTCGGGTGACGTTCTTCGATTTTCCGAAGCCAATCATTGCAGTGCTTTCAGGAACGCCCTCACTGGCGTTATCGCCAGTGAGGGCGGCGATTATCGCGATTATTACTTATGCAACGTCAGGACGATGCGTTTCCCGGACCGTAACCGTTCGCGTCATCCGGTCTTCGACGGGGATCTCCGTGCCGAGGTTGGTGATGAAGCCTTCGATCGGGATGGATTCGTCCGTGCCGCCCGGGTTGGGAATCGTGAATGTGATCGTCTCCACCGGGCCGATGGTCCCGTTGTAGAGCGTGGCGTATTCGCCTCGGCGATAGATCAGTTCGATATCGAAGACCCGAGTATCGGCCAGTCCCGCCCCGTATTCTTTCGACTTGTTGGGCGACGCGGAGTGCGTCAGGTCGATTTCGGCTCGCGTGAGAGCATCTCGAATGCTGAGCACTTCGTAAGTGCCCCCGGTGGTGCCAAACGTGACACCGCACCCGTAACCAATAGTTCCTGTCGATTGCGACATTTATTCCTCTTCTCCTCGGAGCAGTCCCAGAATCAGGTCAACGGCCCCTTCGAGCCGACAGATACGTTCCCCGGTGTCCAGGTCAGGCCCGGCGTACGGAATGCCGTCCACGCTCAGCAGCTCGGCGACTTCGAGCTCGCCTTCATGGCCTCCTTTGGTGGTGAACTTGAGCGTTACGGGCTTCATACCGCCTCCTCCCACCAGGCTGTGCAACTCAGGACTCGCTGTGAGTCCCGGTGGTGTTTACCGCCAACTTCGGCGGCTGTGTTGTGGCTGTCACCGTCGACCATGAACCGTTGAACGAAGATGCCCTTGGCGGTCCAGGTACCGAGGTTGATGCCGTTGGCGGGATTCATAATGACTTGTTGGATGGCGTCGGCCGTGGCTGCGTTCGTCGAGTAGATCTCGATCTCCAGTCGACTCTCCGTCGGCCGGGCAACTCCACTCGCATGGAACTGGAAAGTTCCGCCTTCCCCCTGGGCGACGATGTAAGGTTCTTGGCCGCCCCAGCTGGATGGAGCCTGGTCACGCCCGATTTTCGTGCCGACAAGATCAGTCAGGCTCGGCAACTGCAGGAGGCGATGGACGAGGGCTGCTGTTACGCTCATGACGCGGTCGTTCTGGCTGCACTGCGATAGGCTGACTTCAGCTTCTTGCCGACTTCCTGCTCAAACGCCTTATTGAAGGCGGCTGGCTGCCGACGCCGGGCGATGTCTTCGCCCTTCTTGCGGATGCGAGGCAGCACGCCCCGTCCTGTCCAGCCACCGGAATTTCGGGAAACCGGCCAGAGTGCCCCCTCGCCCTGTTCAGGAGCCGCGAGGACCTTTTTGTACTTGGGTCGGATCGTGTGCGATTTGACGGAGTTGTCGACGAGATGCAGGATCTTGGATGGCTTGTGAAAATTGGGATCACTCAGGCGGCGAGGCAGCGGATAATCGCCGCCCATAACTTCAATGAAGCGGTTTCTCGCCTTCTGCTGCCAGGACTGGAATCGCGAACGCCCCTTTTTGTCGTTCACGCCGAAGATCAAGGCCGCTCGTGGCGATCCCCGTTTGGCTGACCAGGTTTTGAGGCCGAAGGCGCGGGCCAGCGTTCCAGAGCGTTTTCCGAACCCGCTGGAGTAGGCCGTGCGAGCGAGCTTGACCAAAGGCGTATATCGTGGCTTGAGAGCCACGGCCGACTTCCGCAGCATGACCCGCTGGGAGGCCGTGCCGAGCCCCTTCACGATCTCCGAGTTGATAAGCGTGAAGTTTGGCGTGTCGATTTTGATGACCGTTGTCTTAATCATGTTCGAGCCTTTCGGCGACGAACTCGATCCGGCCGCGGTTGCCGTCGATGTCTTCCGGCATTGAGGTGATGTTCAGGATGGCGTTGTCACGATGGGCCAGCTTGAGCCGCTGATCAGTCTTCAGTCCCGCGGCGATCGGATTCCATTCGCAGCGGACGCGATACTGATTTTGCCCCCGCATGATCATGTTCTCGGCGATCTCAAATCCGCCGAGCAATTTGACTTCAGCCCAAAACTGCGGACCGTCGGTGTAAATGGGCGTCTGTTCGTAGCTGTCGCCGATCTCCGTTCCGGCCGTCTGGACGATGATCAGATCCTGGTATTTTCCTGGATTCATCCGAGCCTCCGCTTTCTCAGCATCTGCGTCAGATATTCCAGGGTGTAGGGGACCGCGGACGGCCGGCCCTGCTCAACTGGCGTGCGGTTCTTGTAGAGATGCCCCACCCAGAGATGCAGGAGCTGCTTATAGCAGAGCGGAACATCGGACGCGGAGGCGTAGCCCGCCGTGAAGGCCACTGCGACTGCTCCGGGCCTCTGCTTCACGTCGGGCCAGAAACGAACGCCGCGATTGAGATCGGCCGTGGACCAGAGTCGGGCCGGGAATGAGTTGAGATCGGCGTGGAAATCTTCGTCGGCCGTCAGCGTCTGCTCTGCGTTGTCCAAGTCGAAGTACGTGACGGACTCGATCGACTGCACCGGCAGGCGGGCAATCTGAATCTCGCTGGGAAACTCGTCCAGCGTCAGCTCCATCGCGACCTCGCGAAACACAACTTCCGGCAAGTCTTCCTGCACAATCGATTCGGCGATTGCGATGTACGACTGCAGGAGGGCGTCTTCATCCTCCCACGTGATTCGCAGGTTGGCCTTCACTTCCGACAGCGAAACGACGAGGAACTCCACAGGATCGCCGGTCAGACGATAGCTCGTCGTCACGTGAGCCTGGGTGTTTCCCCAGTAGTTCTGGCTGTTAACCTGCTTAACGGGCATGGATGGATTCAGGCGTTAGGGATTTGGCGGTAGGCGAGGGCGAGGCTATTGCTGGCTTGAGCCTTCCACGCCACGGGCGAGGCGATCGCGAGTTCGCTTCTGGAGCCACATCATGGCCTCCTGCAGCTTCGTAAGAGCGACGGCGTTTTCACGGCAGGCGAACTGACCAGACTGAAAACCCTGCAGTCGATGCTCTACGACGGCCAGGAGTGACTCATTGGTGATTCCGTTGATGCCGTTCTCTTCGATTGGCCCATTCTGGAACCGGATAACCGCGTGGACGCCTTGCTCGCAATTGATGATGTGGTACTCATGACAGGCACCTCCCTGTCCTGGTCCATCGAGAACCGCGATGTCCAGTTCGCTATTAAGCCCCGGAGTTTTGTGGGAGTTGATTTGCGTGTGCATATTGCCCCTAAGTTGTATCTGGAGGAAATTGAAGCAAGTCGGCGAAAGCTGTCAGGCCTTGCGGCGACGCGGCCTCTTTTCTTCCGTCGTCGGCTGGCCGGGTTTCAGAGCGGGTTCTTCAGCTGCCTGGGCGTGTTCTTCTTCCGGTTCCGTGACCGGTCCTTCCGTCGTCGGCTGGCCGGGTTTCAGAGCGGGTCCTTCAGCTGCCTGGGCGTGTTCTTCTTCCGGTTCCGTGACCGGTCCTTCCGTCGTCGGCTGGCCGGGTTTCGGGGCGGGCCCATTTGCCTCGATCGACGATCGGCCGGGACTGACCGCCTCGGCGACGCCATCGCGAATCCACTGGCTGGCCAGCTCTTCAGGGATGTCGGGAGTGCTGCTGACCGGGAAGACTCCCAGCTGACAAACGGACTGTTTGAGCAAACGAACCTTCATAGAGCTTTCATCCTTCAGGCAATGACCCCCAGCGGCCGCCTCGATTGCCGCTGGGGGTCCATCCACCTCACATCACGGGTTGCGTATCAGGAGGCAGTCAGGGTGTTGGCGTGTTCCTGGGCCACCGGAGCGAGTCGCGGCGAGCCGAGAATCACCAGCCCCATGAACGTGGTCGGGTTTGCATCCGCCGTCCCGGTTGGCGTGCAATTGATGCGGATGTACTTCTTCTTGCCGACGTAGCCGATCTTGCGAGTCGACAGGTCATCGGCGAAATTGAGCGAGCCTTCGAGTCCGACGAGATCGTCATCCGAGACCGCAGAGAAGTCAGCGTCGACGAGCGTGTCTGATTCTTCGATCACTGGCGTAATCACGACATCGGCATCGCCGAGTACTGCCGTCGCCAAGACGCAAGTCACTTCTCCGAAGCCCGCCGTGCTAACCGGCAAGCCCGTTACTTCAACTCCCGCTCCGGACGTGCCGATCGCGTTCCCGACACAGGAAACGACAGGCTGCATGTTCGAAGCTCCATCGCGTTTCATCATTGCTGAGGTTCCTTCACTGAACCGAATAATCAGGACATCAAAGAGACCGGTGAGCGAACTCCCCGGATGGTTCACAACAAGGAATCAGCCACCGGAGCCAAGCTGGACCCGCACGAAGGCTTCGGCCAACGTCGGGGCTCCGTCGAGCCAGGCCCGACCGATGAAGCCGACCTGGTTGGTTTTGGCGAACAGTTCGTTCAGCCGCTGCACTTCGAGCTTCATGACCTCGACGATCCAGTAGTAACTGAAGTCGCCGAGAATCCCGACATACTGATTGGCCGTGAACGTGTTCGGGCAGTACTCGCTCATGATGTACGGCACTTCCAGAATGGTGTCGGGCTCGTCTTTCAGGCCCGGCTTCCAGACAAAATGCTCGTCGTTTTCGCCGTACCGCAACTTGCGGAGATTGCGGATCGCATCCCGGTGAAAGATCCACCGGAGAGACTTCGACATCATGTACTGCGGCTTGAGGAAGTATTTGGCATTGATCAGGCCTTCCGGAGTGAGAGCCGTGGCTCCGTTCTCCGTCGCGACATCGCGCGACGTCGGAATTCCGTCGTCGCTGGCCGTGAACAGACCGAGAGGCTGCTCGTTGCCAGAGCCGATCATGAAGCCCTTTTCTTCGGTGACTCCGAACTTGTGCGACAGTCGCTGACGCAGCAAGGCCTCCGGATTGAGGGCGGCGATCTTCATCAGGTCGCGGCTGATCTTGACCAGCTTGGAGAGCGGGCGCGGCTGCATCTTCCGCTTGCCGAAGGTCAGCCCTTCGTCCTCCTGGACCTCTTCAATCTCCGAGGTCCAGTCCGCGTCGTTCAGGTCGGTTTCCCGCGTGGGGACGCCGATCGACGCCGCGGACGTGAGCGGAATGATGGTAGCCAGCTTGCGAATCTGGACCATGTCGTCCACGTTCTGAATCAGCCGAGCGACATACTGTTCGGGCATCACCAGATAGCCACCCTCGCCCTGGCGAGTGTGCTGCATGGCCGCCATGGACCCGGTGCTCATCCACTTGTCGAATGCGGCTCGCATCGCCTTGTTGGCCGGACTAACGGAGATGCGTTCCAGCTCGGAGCTGCGGCTAAACATGTCGACCTTGGCAAACAGATCGTTCGCCTCTTCCTCGGCCTCGTCGGCGAGGTCGCTGTGATCGACATAGAAATCCTGCGTGCGAGAGTTGGCTCCCGCCAGCACCTTGCCGCGTTCCGCAACGCGAGAGCTCATCTTTTCGATGCGTTCGATCTGATCGCCGAGCTTCTCGATGTCGGCGTCGATCTCGTCGAACTTGGCTTCGTCTTCAGTAGTGAAGCCAGTCTCTTCGCTGGCCTTCAGGATCTCCTTCTGGCGTTCGAAGAGCTGAGCGCGTTCAGCTTTGAGTTCGTGCAGCTTGGGCATAGTGTTGCCACTTCCTTCTGGTAGGAGCGAAGGGCAACGGCCCGGATAATTAAAGCGACCAGCAACGGCTGGGAAAGTCGGTCAGGAGGCAATCTCCCGCTCGCGGACTTTCAGTTTCTTCTGATAGTAAATCTGTCGACTCGAAGTCGAACTTTGTTGAGGCGAGTCGCCGGAAATTTCGCAGAGCAGGTCGCGAGTCAGCTGTTCATTGACGGCGACAAGGCCCGATGAGCCATGCATCTTTGCCAGAACCTGATCGGACTCGACAATCTCGTCGATCATCCCTGCACTCAACGCCTGCTGAGCCGTCAATGAACGGCCCTGGCCGAAGTGCTGCATGATGTGCTCCGTTGATTTCTCGCGGCCCCGGGCAAGTGCGGCCGTGAACTCGGCGAACGTGTCGTTGACACACTGCTGCCAGTGCGACTTCGCTTCCTCAGAGAGCGGTTGCCAGAGATTGCCCTCGACCTTGAACTTTCCGGCATGAATGAACGTGCATTCGACTCCCGCCTGTTCGGCCGCCTTGGCGAAACTGACGTGTTGGCGAAAGACACCGTGCGAACCTGTCCAGCCGTCGCGAGTCGAATAGACTCTGCTGGCCTGCGACGAGATCCACAGAGCGGCGGAGCAATTATAGTCGCTGGTAATGGCAACGACCGGCTTTACCTGCCGAGCCGCATAGACTGCCTGGGCCGCCAGTTCAACGCCGGGAAGGGCACCTCCGGGACTGTCGACATACAGGAGGATCTGCTTAATCTTAGGATTCGCTGCCGAGGCGTTGACGGCTCTCCGGAAATCGTCAGGGTCCGTTCCATAGTGCCCCATGCCGCGGATTATCGCACCCTGAAGCGGGACAACAGCCACTTCGCCTCGAACTGAGACATGCCACCTCGTTCTGGCCTGCAGCTTGCCGGCAGCGAAGTAGGCCATCCAGATATCGTCGTCGGCACGGGCTGCAACCGTTCCTAGCGGGGCGATCAGATCATTCAATTCGAACTTCATCGTGGCCACTCTTTCTCCAGATCAGCCAGTACGGCCGAATAATCAATCACTACATCGCAGTCAGGAATATGGCTGACCTCTTCCTGGTGCTGCAATGTGTGCTTGGCGTAGAACTCGCGAACAGATGCGAAGGACTCCCGGCGATTCCGCATCTTCTCGACAGCCTGAGCCGCCTTGTAATTGAATCGCTGCTGAATCCGCTCCATCCAGGCTTGAGCCGTTTTCGACTCGGCATCCTGGGCGACGTTCTGCGGGTCCGGGTCATCGGAGTCTTTGCGGTCCGTGTTCCGGCCATCTGTATTTTGACCGGTCCGCTGCATCGCCTTCAGGTTTGTCCCCTTGATGACGGAGTCGAGCGTCGTCATGTTTGACGGAAAGAACCGCACATCGCCTTCCGGGCCGATTGGAGGGAGCCCCTCCTTCTCGAGGACCTCGTTCAGCGTGAAGCCGTACTGCATCATCTTCGAGTACGCAGAGACACGGCTGGCCAGGTCGCCCTTTTGGAGATTGTCGACGTCATATCGAATCCGGAACCCCTCTCGCTGCTCTTCCGGCGACAGCAGCTTGGCTTCCAGTTCCTCCTCCTGCCGGCAGAGCCAGGGCATGAGAGAGTAATTGACGAACTCGACGCCGAGCTGCTCCAGGCTGACACTACCAGAGTTGATCATCAGCTGCAGGAGGTACGGCGGGACACCATACCAGCGGGCGATCTCCTCCACGGTAAACTTTCGCGTATTGAGCAGATCAGCATCATTCGGATTCAAATCGAGGACGTGAATCTTGGCCTCGCCATCCGGCAGGATCGCGATGTCTTCCGGGTTGCTGTTCTGCCCGTAGATATCCTTCCACTGCTTCCGGAAGTCTCGCTGAGCGGCTTCATTCATCCGGCTCAGGACATTGATGATAATCTTCGGCATTCCCTCGCGGCCGTAGTACTTGGCCCCAAACCGTTCCGCCTGAATACCGAGGCCGATGGACTCGCGAGCGTAGCTGATGACGCCAAGCCCTGTAATTCCTTCGTGCGTCAGCTTGGAGCGGAAGTCGAGCACGTCACGCGAGTGGAGCATGACGGAACTCGAGTCTTCGGCCGACTTGCGATACAGCGATCGATCATCCTCGTCAAATGATACCTCGTAGACGAGGTCGCCCTTGTCGAAGCCATTGAGTGGCTCTCGAAGAATGCGCGGAGTCACCCGGTGCGGACGGATCGGCAGGATGCTGACTGGATTGTCGCGGCCATCCCGAACGATCTCGGCATATCCATTGCCGGCGTTGACCTGCCCCCGCGTCATGAGAGCCTTCACGTCATAGGGCGTCATCGCGTTATTCGGCCGGCGAAGCAGCTGGCTGACGTCGTGCTCCTGAGAAGGCTTGAGCGTGCGGCTCTTTTTTTGCGGCGCCCAGACAGACAGTCGAAGGATGCCGGAAAGTGAACACAGCAAGGACGTCGCCGCCCAGGTTGCGGAATAGTTGAGGGCAACGGCCTCAGTCACTTCCACATTCGCCGCAGTGGGCGAGTACATGAAGAAGTCGGAGGCATTCAGATTGCTGGGATGTCCAAGGGGCTCGCGGCGGCATTCGCTGGCGAAGTGGTCGAGAGCAGGATTCCGTGAGGCGAGTTTTGTGATCAAGGTCAGCCACCCAGCTTGATGCTAAAGTTTCCCCGGAAGAAGCTTGGACGAGCCTTCTCGTTGTACTTGCACTCAGAGTAGGCCATGAGCGTGGCGACCATCGCGTCAATCTTCCCGCGAGAGATTCGCTTGTCCGGCATCCACTGATCCATTGCGTTGATTCGCATGATCAGATTGTTCGCCTGCCAGGCGAGGAGCGGTTCCCCGCCATGAACGATCTTGCCGAGCTTGACGTCCCGCCTGAAGTTCCGCATCGGCTCGTTGTAATGCTTCGGAGACTGACCGAAGTAGAAGACATTGATTTGATGCTCGTCCTGGAGGATCTGGGCTGTTTCCCTCGCAAACGCAGGGTCGTAGGCCACAGAGCAGATGTCGTGTTTACTACACATTTCGACAACAAAGTCGCGAATGAGTGAGTAATCAATCTGATCTCCCTCGCAGACAACAAGATTCCCTTCTCGAATCGCGGTCAGGAATGGCTCCTGCGTCAGGTCCACTGAGGTTTCGCGGCATGTCCATGATCGCGAGATGATGTGAAACTCGAGCTTGTCCTCTTCGATCTCCAGCGGAAACACGAAACTTGCCGCTGCGAAGTCGTCGCTGCGGGCAAGGTCCACCCCGCCGCAGCCCCAGTCGCCCTCTTCGACTTCGACGAGCAGGTCGCCGGACTTCCAGTCTTCGGGAGCGATGTAGTGATCTGTCGGCGAGACCATGCGGTTGAACTGATACCGCAGCACTTCCCGACGTTTTTCTTTGCGGCCGAATGCCTTCCTACACTGATCCTGGATAGAATCGAGGCGGCAGACTTCGCCAAGTGTCGGATTCGCTTTCCGGCACATGTCATAGAATTTCGGCGACTGCAGGAACTCCTCGTACTCCTTCAGCGAGGGCTCCGGCTCCTGCCGTTCCAGGAACGGATCGTCCTCTGGATCGATCGCGCAGATCATAGCGAATCGCTGATCGTCAGACTTCGTGCCGTCGAGGATGCTGGTTGAGTGGGATCTCTCCTCAAGCCAGACTTCGGAGTCTTCATGGCCAGCGGTGGTAATGTAGATGAAGAGCGGCTGCTGCCGCATCCCGGAGCCGGTCTGCAGTTTCTCCATCAGCGTGCGATGCATTGCCTTCCACTCGTGCAGCTCGTCGAAGACGGCGAGGCTCGGATTCAGGCCGTCGAGCGTGGTGCCGTCACACCCCTCGTAGCGGAGAATGGCATCGGTCGGCTTGTGGCGAATCGTATGCGACGCCGTCAATATCTTGAAGTCGTCGCGGACTTCTTTGTTGTAGCGGATGAATCGCCAGCACTCATCCCAGCACAGCTTAGCCTGGGCTTCTTTGGTGGCGGCGAAATAAGATTCAGCTCGGGCCTCGTGAGGGAAGTCCCAGCCCGTCAGTCCTTCTGCGACGCCGGCTGCGAAAGCGGTCTTGCCGTTCTTTCGAGCGAACTCAAGGTACGCTTCCTTGAATCGTCGCATTTTACTGTCCGAGCGACGCCACCCGAAGAGAACCCAGACGATGAACGCCTGGAACCCGCACAGATAGAACGGTTTGTTCTTGAATCCGCCTGTCTGGTGAGTGAGCAGGGCAGGGAACAGGTGGACGTGATAGGCGGCGATGTTCGCACTGAAGTAGTAGCGATCGTCAGTTCGCTGCAGATCGTTGACATGCCGCTGCACGGCGAGCCGCTCATAGCGACAGACCGAGACGCGGCCTTCAAGCACGTCCTCCATATATCGCTCGACCTGCGACAGGTAGTCCCGGAACGCCTGGTTCTTGAGCTTTAGCGTGCCGTGATACTTAGTCTTGATCGAGTTCATCGCGAAGTTCGTCAATCTCCTCTGTTGCCGACTTCTTCTCGCTGGCCTGGATCATTTGCAGTTTGATCTGCGTTCGACTCTTCGGGGTCAGGCCAAACTCGCCCGAAAACTGGCGGATCTGCTTTTCGCAGTCGAGGACCTGCCGGAAGACTCGGTTGTAATCGTCCGACTCCGGCACGAGAGACAACTCGTCGAGTCGACTCGAAAGGAGTAGCCAGCGAGACCACGTCGTCGCCAAGACCGTGAGCCCCATTGAATCGGCGGCCCCGACAGCCCCAGGCGGCAGTGACTCCACAAGGGCGTTGAAGGCGACCTTGGCGAGGTTATCGCAACTGCCTGCGAGCAGTTCCGGTTCCCCCGTGACGACAATAGCAAGATCCTCGTCCGGACGGTCGCGATGACGGTCCGGACGGTACTGCCCGTCGCGTTCGAGATCAGCCTTTGTTTTCACGATTCTCTTTCCGGGTTTTGGCGGTGTGGCAGGGAGCGCACGTCGACTGCAGGTTGTTCCAGTCCCAGTGTAGCTCCGGATCGCCACGGGAGGGGACTTTGTGGTCCACTTCCGTGGCTGCCGTCATAACACCCGACTCCAGACAGATTTCACAGAGCGGGTGCTGTCTCAGCTTCCGCTCTCTCGTCTTTCTCCAGCGGCGGCCGCGAAGGCAATTCCTCACATGGTACACCTCATCAGTAAGCCTCTTTGCTCGAACCCGAGTGGCAGCAGAACGTCGATACTTCGGCTTTCTTGGCATTGCGTACTCACTGGTGCTATAGCCAGTGACGAAGATTCACTGCGTGTCTACCTAACAGTTCGACGGCGAACAAAAAACAAGTTGCTGAAAATATGAGAGAATTCGCAAAAATTATCCGGCGTTGGCACGGTCGAAATGTTTCACCAACGAGCCAAAATTTGGAGACGTAACTTCAGCGGTGGTGTCCACTGGGCGCCCACCCGGTCCGGGGACCCCCTTACCCCTCTGTAGTGTCGTGATGTGTCGATATGTCCGCGTGTATCCTGTGTACGACAATCAGTGCAAGCGGCACGGTCGTTGCAGAGCGAATAGTTGACATGATTGAGTGCCGAGTTGGCAGTCTGTTTAACTCTTAAGGAGACGCGATGTACATCAAGGGTGGTAATGACGAGGGCGGCGTTCCGAATCAGCAGCAGTTTGTTGCAAGGATCTTTGACGGCCTTGGGTTCGAGGTGATTCCTCCCGAGAATCCAAAGGTTATGGGTGGTCCGATCAAATATCGGGTTACAGATGAGGCACTTGAGAGCCTAAAGGGCAAGTCATTCTCAGTTAACTCTGACGGAACTGTGTCAGACGGATAGACATGCATCTGCAAAGAAAGGGCAGGGATAACGTTCGTGTCCTTTCTTTGCCTATTCATCCTCCACAATCGACTGCACAATCATCCCACGCTCGGCCCTCAACAGCGTTCGCTTTCTGCCGCTGGCAAGCACAGCTCTAATGTGCATGAAGTACGTTCCAGCGGCCAGGTTGGAATCCGGATTCACAAGCTGCAGACGCACCTTCTGAAGTGCCGTTCCCTCGTCGATTACCGTCATCTGGACCTCGGCGTAATCACTGTCGCCCGACACACCAGGTGTATTGAAGAACTGCGATGTTCCCGTCGTTCGTCCCTGCTTCTTGCAGCGAAACGTTACCGTCGACCCGGTCAGGTCTGGCCAGTCTGCGGATTCAAAAGTGAAGGCGAAACCATCGGCATTGTGGTAGTCGTCCTCGCTGATGATTATCAACGTGCCTTCCACGTTGGTGTTCGCTCCCCCGGTCAGCGTGATGGTGTTGGACACCACACGATCGCCAGTCGCTTCCAGTGAATGCTGCTCGTTGTTGTAGGTGGTCCCGGCCAGTCGGGCATTGACTTCGGCGAGCGTGGTTGCATCCGGCGTCTTACCCATAATGAGTGCCAGCCAGTCGGGGAGAGAGGTGCAGCCGTCGCAAATGTCGAGCAAGGCTTCCACGGCATCGAGAATGTCTTCGTTGCTGACTCCGCCATCAGAGCTTCCAACATCATTCACCGTTTTCGCGGTGTCAGCCCCGCCGTTATTGAAGAATAATTCAAAGTTCGAGCCCGCCTTCTGCGACAAGGCCGTTCCGTTCAGGGCTTTGAGATGGGAATAGAATCCGCTGGTTGAGTGCTGGCTGCGGAGAATGGCCTCGGCTTGCGTGTCATAGCCATCGAACGTGCCGGTAGTATCTTCGAGGTAACACCATCCGCTTCCCACGAAGACGCTACCATCTACCACTTCGAAGTAGTGCACGCCGGCGAGCGACTCACTGATTGTTGCCTGATACAGCCCCTGCCGATTGGAAATGAGCGACAGGGCATCTCCACTGCCGTTGAGCGCAACTGCAGTTCCGGTGCCACTGAAGACTTTGACCACTGGCGAAGAAAAGCCGCTCAAGTCGCCATTAAGCTGAAGAATCGTGTCTGCCATTTATCTCTCAGGAACTAGGAGCCTCAGTCGTCGAATAGCGAATCCAGAGAACGTCAAGCCGACCGTTCAGCGTGTCATTGGTACTGCTGGAGCCATCAATAATCACACCAGGGGCATCCGAAGAATTCCGGCCTAAATAGAAGTACATCGAATCTCCGTCCGCGACGGCCTTGTCCCAGGTGAATTCCACAACTTTGACTTGATCTGCCGTGATGGAAACAACCTGAGACTCGAGCTGTGACTCAATCGCATTATTGGCAATCCGGTGTCGGTACCATCGCGAGTACAGCACGGCGTTCCCTGTTGCCGTCAAGCACTGCACAGCAACCTCGATCTTATGAACAGCACCGTTGTCGATCTCATCAACAGCCCCAGCTGGAATGCGAAACAGCGGTGTATTGAGCGGATTCGCCCCCGAATTCGTCAGAGGCAGAGCGGGCAATGTCACACTCGCGAACCCGGCGCCAACGACGGCATCATCGCTCTCAAGCTCAAACGGACCCCATTGCACTTCGTTAACGCCGGCCGCCGCGCTGGCTTCCTGGCCAGTCAGCTGCGTTTCCTCCCCGGCATCGTTCTTGAAGTACAGATGCCCGTCATTTTTGCAGTACACAAGGCCGACGCCGGTCACAATCGCCGGCGACGATCCCAGCTCAAACAGCTTCCAGATGCCTTTTACGAACTGCTTCACGATCAGCCATCTTCCCGTCGTCGAATAAAATACTTCTTCATCGTGTTCTTGAGCACCTCCGGAGCCGAGTCCGACCACTCCAGCAAGCCAGAGGGAGACAGCTGAACTGCCGAGTAATTGAACCCAGCCGCGAGCAGCTTCGCGTTGCGGGTCTGGTACTGTCGATCTTGGTACTCACCATGCCAGCGATGCACGATGTCGCCATCGATCGCCGCGGCACGTATGCCACGAAACCGCTGCTTGTAGGCATACACCGGCGACTGGTCCTCAACCTGAATCGCAAAGTAGGGCGGCTTGTCACCGTACAGAGCCCAGGAGAGAAACGAATCTCCCCCACCGTTGGGAGAGTGGAGGAACCAGCCAGTGCGTTCGAAGACGTCTCTGCGGAATGCCCAGGCAAATCCGGGGTGTGCGTGATTCCAGTCCGGGAATACACCTCGAACCGGAATTGAGAATCGCGTTTTTTCAATCTGATGCTGCCGGCTCGTCCAGTGACAGCGCGTGAACGGCTGAACGACGTCCCAGTGATCCAGGGCCGCAGCCGTCTGCTCGTACCAGAGTGGATTGCAGAAGAAGAGATCCGCATCCACGAACACGATGCGATCAAACACAGCGGGCAACTGACTGGCGATAATCGACCAGGCGTTCTCCTTCTGCCATAACCAGCGATTCGACTCGCTGCCCTGAATGCGAATCGCCTCCGGATCAACCGTTGGGGAATCGTCATAGGCGACCTCGCCATTGAAGACGCACCCGGCCGGCAGATGCAGGCGAAACTCCGCCAGCGTTCGCAGATAGTTTCCGCGAAGATTACTGAAGCCAACCGGATTAAAGTGAGCCAGAACGACCGCGAGACTCATATCTTGCCGTCCTCCAGCCACTCTTCGATCCAGTGAACAGCCTCGGCGACGACAGGGCAATTCTGGGGCGTATCGCCCTTCTTGATGTACTGCAGCCAGGTGTCCTCATCACGTGGGAGATAGGCGTCAAAACCGGGCAGGTCCCAGATATCGACGCAGGCAATATCGGCGACGAACTCAGAAAGCCGCCCCTCAAACTCACCTGCCTTCAACGCCTTCAAAACAACAGGGGCTGCGTGGCAGTTGAAGCTCAGCAGGCGTAACAGCCGGTGTCGGCAGTGGTAAATGTAGCAGTGCACAAGGAAGGCACAGCCAAGACCGGGAATCATCTCCGACCATTCGGCGGCCGCTTTGAGATCGCGATGCTTCGTTACCGCCGCGATCTGGGAGGGGCGGACCACGTCATAGATGTCGAATTGAGAGGGCTTCTCTCCTGGTGGCTCCGTGCTGTTCTTTTCCTTCTCTACGAATTCGAATCGCGACAAATCATTTGCCTCAGCGATCGCGAGCTTAACTGTGTGGATGTCGTGGCGAACCCGCAGTCGCGACCCCGACTTGAGCCGCACGCACGTACCATCGTGCCAGGTGAGTGTGAGCTTTTTGATATCCGCCGTCTTGATGTCGATCGTTCCGAGTCCGTAGCTGTGATCGGCATCAATCCGCACAACTCCTGGCCTCGGTGTTGTAGGGAACATTGTCTTGCAGCTCATGTGTCGACTCTCCCTGCCCAGATCGAACCCGCACCGATCACGTGCTCGAACCCGAAATCGTCCACCGCCCGCACCACTCCCGGCCACGATTCTAAGTTGTAGTCATGACCGCAGATCACACCGCCCGGGCGAATCTTCGGGAGCCAGACCTCAATTGATTCCCGTGTGGCTTCGTAGCTGTGATCAGCGTCCACAAACACGACATCGATGGACTGATCGGGATAAAAGCGATACGCCTGCTCCGAACGATCGCGGACCGCATGCAGCGACAGCTGACCCTGGCGAGACTGACCGATCTCCCTGAATAGTTCATGAGCTGTCAGCCCTTGGCGGACGATCGAACCCCAGTTGCAATCGACACTGATCAGGCCGCATTCATCCGGCAGAGACAGTCCGACAGCCAAAAGACTGCGACCAACAAAACAGCCGAGCTCCACCCAGATATCTCCCGGCGACAACTGACGCGCCAGATCAACCAGCCACTTCAACTCCGCGGGCGACATATAACCGGGAGTGGCCTCAGCCCGCCGAATCGCTTCATTCACTGTTGCCTGGGGCATCACTTGCTTTCCTGAAGAACACGCAGGGCCGTGCCGTATCCATCCTTCCAGCCCGACTGATACACCGCGGAGCCGAGCAGCAGGCCGGCGTATGTGACAGCGAGCAGCAGCAAGGCCACCCGCACAATGCGAAGAGTCAAGCTGGCGTTACTCCCGTTCGAGATTACGAATCCGGACATCGTTGACGGTGATTCGCTTTTCATGATCTGCCAGTGAATGCGCCAGATCTTCCAGTCCGCTCGAAAGCTTGTTGACTGAGGTCGTGATCACCTGCACCTGATTCTGCTGGGCGATTCGGGAATCTCGCAGCTCCAGCCAGACCTGCGTTCCCCACCATGCGGCCCCGATTAGTTGGCCAACGAGTACGATCAGCACGCCGGCAGCCTGCCAGTTTTTTTCAATGCGGATTTCCAACGTTACTCCTGTCGATCCTTCGTCGCGTGCCCGGCCTGAACCTGAGACGCTCCCAGGTTAATCTGCGGATCGCCGACGTAAACATTTCCCAGCACACGCTCAAATGAAAACAAATCCCCCACCGAATGAATTCCCTGGCCATCCAGCGGGATCTCCAGTACACCCCGTTCGCCGGCAGCCAGTCCACTCAGGTGGTCCCGCGAGGCCAGACCCCGCTCGATCTCTTCAGGATCCGCGCGGCGAATCTCCGGGGCCCAGCAATTCAACAGGCGGACCTTCGCCCGCAACCGGATCTCGACAGTCAGCGTGTCGCCGTCATAGACCTCAATCACTTCGCACGGCAGTCGCAGCGATGCTCGCACCGGAACATCAATCAACGCTGGCCCGGCCACCGCAACCGGCCGGGGAGTCTCTTGCGAAAGCTCCCCGGCACGGACGACGGTCGCCAGACACAGCAGCAGACCGCCCAGCAGGACGGCTCGCAGCATCTGACTGATAGGCAAAGATCACCTCCTCTCTATCTTAGGCGTTAGGCATTAGCTCGTAGTCGTCAGGATCTTGGCGTGTACCGCAGCGAAATGAAGCCAGCCACCTGAGACGTAGGGGCATATCGCGTTCTCCAACTCTCCGCGTGAACCGCCGTCCCATCTACTGTCGCCAGCCTGGAATCTGACACCACAATCGCGTCGCTCGATGGGCCGGGAAGTTCTTCCAACCTGACCGTCACCGTCTTTCCGAGTTTCTGCAGAAATCGCATCAGCTCATCCTGTGGGGAAATGTCGGGCAGCGACTTCCCAGAGACTGAGACGCCATTGACCCTGCTCCAGGTAATGCTCGGATACCAGTCGGGATGCGACAAAACACCTCCTCCTTCATCTCTCCACCCGATTTCACGCAGGAAACTGCCGTCGATCGCCGTGTCTGCAGAGACTTCGTCGATTCCGGTCACATCAACTTGTTTGACGTCCACCAAGCTTCCGCCAGGCCCCGCAAACGCGACCATCGCCGGAATCAGGCAGAACGCCATTACACCCAGTAACCACATCCACTGAGAACAACTCTTCACTCAAACTCTCCTTCGCTTAAACCTGAATTCAGTCACCTCTTACCCTGTCGCCTGGTCTGTTCGTTGGATGTCAGCTCGCCGTCACGCGGTTTGGCGAATTGTCCGGCCCCTGCGGTTCATCGCTCGGCAGCGGGTTGGCGATGTCGACGCGGTTCTCATCTCCCGCCAGAGCGGTCAGGGCTTCGTGCATCTGCTGCACTCCCTGATAGACTCGCATTGAGTCCATCTGCGTCAGAAACTTGGTCCGATGCCGCGATTCCATCCGAGTGATCTGCGTGATCGTGGTGTCGATCGCGTTCAGCAGCAGCATGCCGACCGGTGCATTCAGCACAATTTTTGACTGTGGAGGGAAGTCGGGGGAGGTGCCGTCGAAGTGGAACGGCAGATCAAACTCCGCACCGCTCTGGCCCTGAATTTCATCCCCGCCCAGCGGCTTCTCCGGCGTCTCGACTTCCTTCTGGGCATCGATCCCGTCGGCAATAATCTGACCGAGATCTTTGTTGTCCGGGTTGTACGTCAGTCGTCGGCGAATCCGGTCGAAGTTGATCACATGCCGCATGAAGTGCAGCTTCGTGGTCGTGTCGATGCCGCCTCGGTCCTTGAAGTCGTCGTTACTGACAACCTCCTGGCGAAACACCAGCAGCTGAGCGATCAGCGCCACGAAGTGATAGTTGCGACATTTGACAATGGCGTTGCGAAAGCTTTCGACGCCTGGTGCACCAAAGGCCATATCGTTTCCTTTACCCTGCTTGTGTAACTGAGAGCGGAGCCATGCGATCGACGCGATCGCGGACCCGCCTCAAGAGATCTTCGATGGCTCGGCGGACTTCGTCGGAAGTGCCGTTGTCTCCGAGGAGGGAGCTAGTCTCGTCCTGGACAACGAGCCCGAAAGCTGCATCCAGTAGCGGATCATGTCCCTCGAGTCGGCTAAGTCGTACCACCTGTGACAGCTCGTCCGTGTTGCGTCCCGGAACTGCTGAGGCGGGCGAGCGATGGTTTTCATTCGAGTTGCTGCACGTGATGGGGTCGCCTTGAAATTTCCCGGCATCAGCCGACCCTCCACCTGCGGAGCTGCGAATCACATCTTGTTCACGCTCGCGTTCCCGCTCCGCAAGAATCCTCATGATCTCGTCGAGAGACTTCTGCATTCGGGAATTGTCCGGAGCACAGACCGGCGACGCGGGAGGGCAGGGGGTTACAGGCGGCGGAGGAGCAATTACCGGAGGCTTCCGATTAGATCGCCGCTTTCGCCGCCGAGACCACAAAAACATCCCCCCAGCTGCCGCTACACCAATCCAGCCCGTGCTGGCGATGCCCAGCTCCGTCAGCGTCCAGTTCGTGATCGCCGTTCGTGCTGCATCAGCAACCGTGGAAACCAGTGAAGGATGAGGTTCTTCCTCAACCGGGGCAGATGCCGTGGCTTTTTCCGGTGAGGGCTCGCGAGACTCAACACGTTCGATAGGCGGATCGTAAATCTCCGGCGATTCACTGGGTTCATCTTGAACCGCTCGCTCGGCGGGCGGTCCTGTCGGTGGCTCCGCGTAAGCCTCGTCGACGCCCTCACGGACAATCGCGGCCGATTCTGGATTTGGCTCAATCACCGGATTTGCGGGAGTGGAGGATTGGGAGGGTGTCTCCTGCCGGCGATGCTGCACAATCGTGGCGTCGACCCAGGCGATCAGCTCATGCCGTCCCGGGAAGCCGTGCTTCACGTAGTATTCGCCATCGACTTCCAGCACGAATGCCGGCCAGCAACGCACGCCACGATCCGCCACCCACTGCGGATACGCATTTGCGTCGACCTTGACGACAGTCGCCCGGGCGTTGAGTGCATTCCGAAATGCAGGCAGCCAGGCGTAGGAATTCACGTAGGGCAGACAGGCATAGCAGGAGTCCGTGCCGACGGCATATAGAATCGGCTTCCCATCTGGAGGCGGCGAGTACTTCGAGACAAAGTACTGGTGCCCATGCCCATGCACGTAACAGCAATGGTCCTCGCAGGAGACGCTGCCTTCCTGTAGTCGCGTTCGCCACTCCTGCTCCATCCGCGAGAGTGACAGACCATAGATCCGCGGCAGAATCTCACTACACGGCCCCTCGGCCATCAGGAGCTGCAGCAGTTTTTCCCGGCCACCGATCTCCATCAGCCACTCGACCACCGTGAAACTGGTGGCATACAGGTCCATCACATGATCAAGATTCGCCGGGTATTCCGTTGCATTCAGCAGGCGCCACGCACAACCGGGCGAGGCCACCGCCCCACGGGCATGCTGCCGCATCGTTCGGTGCACGTCCTCCGACTCAAACAGCGTCGAGACCCCCTCGTCCAGCCAGCGTGGAATCGGACGCCTCGCCAGCGATGCCACGATCGTATGGCAGACCTCGTGGGGGATCACTTCCTCCAGCAGCTGCCGACGAGTCCCCTCGACCCGCATGGACCAGCCGAAGACTTCCCCGCGGTCGAAATGCATTGAAGTGACGCCGCCACCAGAGCGATCGGAGTCATCAGGCTCCCGCTCCGTCACCTGAACGGGACAGGGGGACGACCAGTTCGGCAATGCCTTGTCCGCCCAGAATACGCCGAGCTGCTGCCGACATTCCTCGGCCCGCTCCAGATAGGCCGCCTCGGCCCCGATGAAGTTGGGCGTCGCCGGCGATTGTCCCCGGCAGGCTGCCGCCCCGCAGAACAGAACGGCAGCCACCACCAGGACAACAGGGTAGGTCTTATGCAACGGAGTCTTCACGCTGATACCTCCACTGGAGTTGATCGCGGAAGCTCCTCGGCGAGATTGATCGCAATGGCGTGGATGTACCGGTCGAGCCAGTGGTCCTGAACCTTATCCGTGGCCCACCGGAACGGCGAACGCTTGAAGCCGCCCCAGCGATCAAGCAGCACGGACAACCAGCAGGGTCGATGCCAGATCTGTTTTCCGGTCGTGATGTAGTGCAGGTTCCCACAATGGCGATAGAGCCCCATCAGCCAGGGGACATAGGCGACGCCATCGTTGGCGTTCACAAAACGCTGATGCCCGACAATCTCGTCGAGCAGGCGAGCAAACTCTGCATCACCCACGCGAGGCGAACCGAACGTGAACACATTCAGGACGCGATTTGTGATTCGCTGATCGGTAATGAGGAACGCGGCCGCCAGCGTCGCCGCCGCACCGCCGAGAGAATGCCCGGCAAAAATCACCGGCTTCCCAGGATCACGAACAGACAGCAGCAACTCGACAATGCCGATCCCGGCCATGGTGTAAGCGTAGAAGCCACGATGCACGAGGCCCCGGCCATCGGGCCCGGCGACGCGACAGACTCTCAGGTCCGAGTCGATGTCTTCGTGGGTCGTACCACGGAAAGCGATGATGTAGTACTCGGGAAACTCAAACAGAGCCCCCTGCGTCTCGCCTTCCTCGAACGGCGTGCAATCCAGAACGCCCGCAGTGGCGGCATGGGAGATCGCATCGCTCGCGGAGAAATACGCCAGCTTGGAGCAGACAGCGCATTCGTAGGCTGTCCTGAGTAGTGTTGAATGTTCGGCAGCCGCCGACGAAGAGTCCACCACCGTTGCCCCCGCGTACCGTGGTCAAGAAGCATGAGCCACACGTCCCTGTGTTAGCTCTCGTCACGGGAGCAGAATCTCGCGAACTAAAACTGCTCGATTTTCCAGCCGCCACGCCGGCGATCGGGGCATGCCCCCACGAAGAGAAACATGGGGAACTGTTCGGCGGCGACTTTAATCTTGACCCGGGCATCGTCCATCCAGCCACCCGGGCCACTGCCGGCCCTGCCTTTGACGTCGTGCAGTTCAATCAGTCGCTCAGCGGTCACGATCAGGAAATCGGGCGTGTAGAACGTTCGATCCGCCAGCCGCAGCTTGATCGCCTCAAACGCCCAGCTGGCAATCACGCCCTTTTGCCGCAAAGACTCGAGGTAATCGGCATACCGAGCCTCCGTCTTGTTCATCCGAGACTCTCGCGGTTCCTGGGCTTTGGCTTTGCTGGTCAACGCAACACTCGACTCTTGTCAGCCGACTCTGGATGAGACCGGCAATGATCACGCGACAGGAACCGGTTCAGGTTTTCGCAGCCTCCACCTTCTAACGAGAGGCACTCCAAATTGATCCCGCAGCCCGTGCAGACATCCCGTTCGCAAAACTCTGAGATCCACTTCGCACACAACCTCGCCGGCAGTTGGCTATCGGTCTCCGTTGTTCCGTCCACTGTCCTCCTCCTGTCTTCGAGATAGGTCAAGCATGAGTTCCACGTATCGGGAATGAATTGCCATATTGGCCTCCGCCCACTTTGGTCCATGCTCATTGGCGTCGAACGTTTCTCCCTCCTGGCCAACAATCAAGTGTGCGGCCTCATGAGCAATGAGCTCCGGAATCGCCCCGAGAGGACTGTTGACGTTCAGTAAGATCAGCTTGCTGTCGAGATCAGCCTGGGCGGCTGAATCAATGTCATCGGCCCAGTAGATTTCCGCTTCGAGGCTAGGGTACAGTTCGTGAATGGCGCGAATCACCACAGCTATCGGGTCGGCGGGAAGAACGATCATTGAGTTCCCATTGGGTATGTTGGGTCAGGGCTGGTCTCCATAAACAGATCGGATCTTGTGCAGGAGTTCCTGCATCGTCCACGGCGGCTCAGCGTTGGTCTGGTTCCATTCCATCATGACCGCCGTCGCTTCGGCGGCATCCATGCCGGAATCCTTCAGGCGACAGACGGCCCGAAAGGTCTTGTTGTGGCCGTTCTGACCACTGACGGCCTGGATCTGTTGGATGTAGGCCACACCGTCGCTCACCTTGCGGCTGTCCGCCGTTGATCGACCCTGCGTGTAAGTCTGCCCGCGTCGCTGCAGGGAATCGTCGAAGAAGGGAAGTTCGTCGAGGAGTCGAAAATCCCCTGCGGCCAGCTCGTACTGCCCGCTCTGCTTTACGCCGGGAACCGTATCGCTCACCTCGGATGGCGGCAGTAGCACATATCCGCCATCGCCCCGAACGTCGTATCGCGGCCGTCCGGTCTCGTCGGGCACTTTCGCGGAGTTCGGAAAGGTGATCCCACCGCCCGGATGCCGGAAGTACAGATGGAAGCCGCGCGGCGTTCGAACTCGCAGCGGCGTCTGTTTGCGGTTCGCCAGGAACCACTCGGCGTCCTCGGGAGACTCGCAGTCGACGACGACAACGCCGCTGATGTGACCGGTCGCGAGCGCCAGATTCCAGCGAGGATTCCACCGGCGAATCTCCGGCAAGCTGGCCGGCAACTGTTTGAAGCGGTCCCAGTCAAACAGCGGTCGCTTGCCAGAGGGCTGGAGCGGGAAGATGGAAAAACCATGCGTGATGCGGTAGTAGATGGCGTGGTCGATCATCGCTGGTACTTCCATGCTGCCCGGGCCTTCAGCTTGGACTGGTGTTTCTTCTGTTTTTCAGTGAGCGGCTTCAGAACGCAAGCACTGCTGTTTCGCCGATGCGTCTGACGATGACATTTGCCGCATGAAGACTTCAGACGTTGCAAGCATTTTCCGGACAGCGTCTGGATGTCGTACGCTTCATGGTGGACCTGATTCGCTGCCTTCTGGCAACGAACGCACTTATGGCCATCTCGCTGCAGAACCTGACTGCGAATAGTTTTCCAGAGATCACTCTTCAGGTAGTCGCCATAGAAGTGAAACCCTAGCCGAGATAACGAATCCTGCATTTCGCGAACGTCAAAGTTGTCGAGAGTTGCTGACTTGCGTCTCACTATGTACTCCTATTACTGGCAGTCGAGAACTGTTGATTGTCGAGGGTTCGGGCGCACCGGTCCCTGAGAGGACCGGGGAAAGTCTGTCGACCGCCGATGGGACGAGCGTTGACGGGGGCCTGTGATTTTTTAGCGTTGTTCGACCCAGGTATCCCTGACACAACGTCTGAGTGAACTCTCGCCCGCAGCAGTGCACCGGATTACCAGACTGCGGCACTCAGAAGCCTTCGCTCATTGATCCACGCGAGCAGACGTGCCAGGTTCCACCGAGACCGGGGTACGGGACAACCTTGGTTGAGTCCCTTTCGAATTGTCGCCTCACTGGCGATAACACCAGTGAGAAGAGACTGCTCAGGCATCGAACCTGAAAGACGGCCGGGCCGTCAGTCTCGCCGCTGTGTTCTGTGGCTGTCGATCCGCGAGAGCGGCTAAAACAACCGCTTCTGCCGGTTCATGTCGGCCTGGGCGTTCAGATTCCGAATCGCCCATTCGTAGTACTCCGGCTTCAGTTCGACGCCGAGGAACTTGCGTTCCAGTTTCAAGGCTCCAACACCTTCGCTGCCGATCCCGGCGAAGGGCGAACAGACCACATCGCCCGGCTCGCTCCAGAGCTGCACGGCTCGCTCGATCACATCCAGCTGCAGCGGGCAGATGTGGCGTTCATCCTCCGCGGCCCGGGCCGGCTTGTAGTTCAGAACATTGGTCTGATCGATGTCCCACCACACCGGCTCGGCATATCGCTGCCAGATCCGCACGGAGGTCGCCATCGAATCCTTCGGTTTGCGGGCGTACTTACTGGGATGTTCGACACCGTCCCGCGGATCGCAGGAGCCAATGTAGAAATGAAAGCCTCCCTCGGTTTCGTGCGGCCCATCGAAGAGGATCGGTTTCGGCGACATCAACGTTCCCGCTGGAGGCTTCCGAAACACGAGCAGGTAATCGGCCATCCCCTGACGAATCTGCGAGCGATCCCGCAGCACCGTCTTGTGCAGGAGGCCGTTGTTATTGGTTCGTTCCCGTTCGGTCACCGGGCATTTCCAGATCGTCACTCGCGAATGGAAAGCCCAGCCGTGCCGCTCGAACGCGGCGATGATCATGCCGGGGAAATCGATCAGTCCAGCCGTGCCGTCGCGATTCGCGTACATCGGCAGGTCTTTGCAGTGTACTGCACACAACCGGCCGGTCACCGTCGTGCGGAAGAGCTCCCGAATCAGGAAGCTGTAGTGTTCAATGAATTCCGCGTCGCTGGAACAGTTCCCCATGTCCCGCTCGGAATCGGAATAGATGTAGAGATTCGAGAAGGGGGGCGAGTGAATACCGAAGTCGATCGACTCGTCCGGGAGTCCGGAGAGGACTTCCACGCAATCGCCATTGAAGAGGGTGTAGTCGTCCGTGATGGTCTGGTGGTCACATTGCAACACTGCGAGGCTCCTTTCGTGTCAACCAGGCAGGCAGCGTCGCTGCCATTACTGGTCGATAGGGTTTCAGTTCTTTGCCAAAGATCTCTTCCTGCAGCCCCTCTCGCATCGCTTCGCTCATCGCCCGCTGCATGGCGAGGTGATCGCGACTCTTGCGTTCGAGTGTTTCAATAACAGGCACCTCCGCATCAGTCGCAATCAGGTGCACGTTCACGTCTTGCGTCTGTCCGAAGCGATAGTGGCGACGGATCGCCTGGTACCACTTTTCAAACGAGAAGCCGGCGAAGTAGCAGGTGTTTCGGCAGTGCTGCCAGTTCATGCCGAAGCCGCCAATCTCCGGTTTGGTGATCAGCCGGGAGTGCCGACCCGAAGTGAACCCTTCAAAGAAGTCGACCTTCAAGTCCTCCCGAGTTGAGCCTCGAACTTCAACACAGTTTTCAACAGTCCTCCGTAACGCATCCGCCTCGTAATCGGTGTCGCACCAGATGGACCAGGCCTCCGTGGACGGATTCACAATCTCAGCCACGAGATTCGCTTTCGCGGCCAGGCCCTGACGTTTGATCTCGTGCACGTTCGTCGCCGAGACGGTTGCCTGGGCCGGCTTGAACAGATGCCCGGGAGGAACGGTGTCGTCCTCGATGATGTGTTTATGGAGAACAAGTTCCGGCAGCCGGTAACCGCCATCCGAGCCACCCACGTCCGAAGGCAGGGAAATGCACACCGCCCAGCTGGAAACCCAGCGCCAGAAGTCGTCGCGAGCGTGACCTCGCAGACGATAGCCACCGGCCTTCATGGTGTCGTTGATGAACCAACGGCTCAGCATCTCATTGGACGGCATCACTCCGAGAAACTCCGAGTGATTGCCGAGCTCCATGTGATCGTTGGGCGCCGCAGTCGCCGTGCAGGCCAGCTTGTAGGGCGTGTCGGCAAAGCCCTCACAAAGCTGGCGCTTGGTCGCCCCCGTGAACGATTTTAGGATGGATGATTCGTCGAGGCAGACGCCGGCAAAGCGACTCAGGTCGAACTTGGCAAGGCGATGATAGTTGGTCACGTAGATGCCCGGCCTGGTCACATTGCTGTCGTCTTTCGCCAGCTGAACACCAGAAACGCCGAACGTCTCCGCCTCGCGAACCGTCTGCGGTCCCACCGCAATCGGCGTCAGCAGCAGCACCGGCTTCCGAGTCAACTGTCGCACCTGGTCGCACCAGGCCAACTGCATGATCGTCTTGCCCAGACCGCAGTCGGCAAAGATCGCCGCCCGGCCCTTGCGGCAACACCACTCAGCGACCCGACACTGCCAGTCCCACATCTTCGCCGGCAATTCCGACACGAGGTCAAATCCCGTGGCCTGATGCCGAATATGCTTTGTGGAGAGAAAGGATTGATAGCTCGTCGCCACGTGAGGCTCCTGAGGGAACGAGAGAGGAAATGACTTCCCGCCACAAACGATCAGCGGGAAGTCGGGACAGTGCTAATTCGTGGACGGGAGGGGCACTGCCGCACAGTGCGGCCACGGCTCCTCGACGTGATCCTCAATGAATGTCTTCCAGGCGACGTCTCCACAACGGCACGAGGCCTTAGCCTCCAGGACGAAGATGTCCTTGCCCGGATTCAACTCCGCCAGTCGAGCCGCTTCCTGCTCGGCGTCTGTCAGCGAGCGACACTGCGTGGACGGGTCAACAACGGCAATACTCCAGAACTTTTTCATCGCTTCTCCGATTCGGGCTTAGTGGTCGTAAAAACAAGTTCGAATGAACGTTAGAATGGCGGCTCGCCGTCCTCGGAGGGCTCAGGGTCTTCGAGTCTTTCCCGGTGAATTTCACTCCGTCGAACAGCGAGCGTTGCTTCAAGGACGAAGAAATTGACGCCCGGATTATTGAACGCCAGCCGCTCGGCCTCTCTGACCGCGTCTTCCTCTGTGGAATGCCGAAATGAGGGCTCGCCCGGGCCCTTCACGTACCAGAACTTTTTCATCGCTTCTCCTGTGAAAGAAAACTTCTTAACGCCTGATACCCAACTGCGATCGTCTAAAACGGCACATCATCGTCATCACCAAACCCGGCCGCATCGCCGCCGTTGTAGCGATCCTCCTGGGTGGGTCGCGCGGCGTTCCCGCTGCCACCATTCCCGCTACCGAGGAACTGCATCGTTTCGCCGACAACCTTCAGCTTGCTGCGTTTCTGTCCGTGGTCGTCCTCCCACTGATCGAGCTGCAGTCGGCCTTCGATTAGTACCGGCTTGCCTTTACTTAGGTACTCTCCGGCCAACTCGGCCGTCCGCCCCCAGAGCGTCACGTCGACGAATGTGACCTCTTCCCGTTTCTGATTCGCCTGCTTGTCGAACCAGGTCCGATTGACAGCCAGTCCCAGCTCGGAAACGGCCGTCCCGCCTGGCGTGTAACGCACATCGACGTCTCGTGTGAGATTGCCGATGAGGATGACGCGATTGAACGATGCCATGTTTGTTCCTTCCCTTTGTGAATCCGCCTGACTAGGCGGTGGTGAGTTTGGAGTTGACTTTTTCCGTAATGATGCGGCCGGCCTCGCCGTAGGTCAGCCCGTCTGCGGTGAATCCAAATCGTTTCAAAACAGCGATCTGCTTGTCTGTCGCGGGCGAAGAACTGGAAGGCGTGGCGACCGTGTCACGTCCGTAACGCCGATTCAGTTCCCGCTCCATCTGCTTCCGAACGCTCGCCTGTTTGACTTCACGGGCTCCCCACTGCAGGTACCACTCCGGCAGTTCCGCCAGCTTCTGGCCAGCGAACCGACCGAATGGCATAATTCCCGGCTCGACACTGCTCGATCCGCCGCCGATCGCCACGCCTCCGTGTTCGACTTTTCGCTCGCTGTAGTGGACCTTCGAACGCACCCGGGCCATCTTCTCGGCTTCGGCTTTGCGGGCCTCCTCAGCCAGTCGAGCCGCCTCGCGAGCGGCTTCCGCCTCAGCCTCCGCTTTCAGCTTGAGCGTGAGCTGTTCCTGTTCAATCCGCTCCTGCTCCAGTTCCTCCTCGGCATTTCGGAGCTCTTCAGCCATATCGACCGGTCCGTCTTTCTTGCGGGCGTTTTCGTTCGCTCGCTCGACAACGGAGTCCGGCTTGCCGACTGCCAGCAAATGGGCCGTACTGGCGACATCAGCCAGGCCACTGATCCCGACAAGGTCGATGATCATGCAGGTCGGCTTCTCACTGGCGGCGATGGCCGCCTTCCGTTCCTCGGCGGTTTCGAGGCCCTCCAGGATTCCCTTAAGCGGACGGCAACCGCGGCCCTTCATTTGTTCCGCAAGCGGCCGCGACTTCGTCGGGCGAAAGATCGCCACGGCCCGAATTCCCGGATCGTTGTAGCCTTCCCGGCAGAGACCGCAGACTGAGAGAAACTGAATCTTCCCGCTCTTGTGCTCCTCGAAGACACTGTTCCTCAGCACTTCATCGGCCGAGCCGTCAAGAGCCTTCGCTTCGCCAAACTCGCATGGCAGTCCGTTCTCCAGGCGATATTCGCGCTCGGCGTTGATGGCAGCCGCTACAGCCTGAGCCATGCCGACACCGGGATTGAAGATGATCGTGCGGCGATCCTCGACGAGGTCGAGCGTCGGCTGAATCAGCGAGTCGAGCTGTTCCTTTTGACTCAGGAGCGCGTCGAGCTCGTCGTCTTTGAAGTCCCCGGCCACCTCGCGGAGATTGGCGAAGTCGACACCAGCCACTTCGACAAATCTCTGGTCGTACGGCACAGCCCAGCCGTCATTGACCGCACTCGGCCCGCCGTCGAGGTCGTACATGCGATAATCGAGTGCCACGGAAGGAAACAGCCGCTCAAAGGTGACTCCGTCGCCACGTTCCGGCGTGGCGGTCAGCCCGAGGCGACGCGATTCCGGATTCTGCTCGAACCAGTCGATGATGTGCCGGCAGGACTTCATGGAGTAGGTCCAGCGGTGACACTCATCACAGATCAGCAGCCAGTGCTTCCGCCAGTCGAACTTGTACAGGCGGGATGTCCCTCCGTCTTCCTGCAAGGTGGCCCGACTGGCGACGATGAATCGTGGAGCCAGTCCGGACTCGAATCGCACCCGTCCATCATCCGACATCTCGATGCCAACTTCGACGCCGAGCAGCTCGCGAATCTCCTCGGCAAACTGGTGCACGAGCTGCCGCTCGTGAGCGACTACCATCACATAGTGATCGTCCGACCGACTGACCCAGTCGGCTCCAATCCAGGAACCGATGAACGTCTTCCCGCCTCCGGTGCAGAGTCGGACGAGCGCCCCGTCAGCCCCGCCGTCGACCTCCCGGAAGAAGTTCTGCTGAGCCAGCTGTTGATACGGCCGAGGCGTGAACCGCGAAACGAAATCGCCACTGGGAACGATGATCTCCGGATTGTCAAACAGACTACGCATGATGTGAGGCTTCAGGCGTGAGGTGTTGGATATCTGGTGTCAAGAAACGACAAATCAGATCTTGGTGACAGGCCCATCTGTACGGCGGGAATCGTGACTCGATCGATTCAGCCAGCCGAACTGTTTGCAGGCGACACAGCCGGAGCCGTGGCACTTGAAGCAGACGCAGTAGGGCTCCGCGGCCTTGAGTGATCCCGCGAATTTGTCGAGGGCGGTCCGGAGCGACTGCTGCACTTCCTGGAGGAATTGCCCGGCTTCGCTGTCGAGGGCTTTGTCAGTTTCAGACTGCAGATCCATTGCCAGCTGTCGCAGTCGGCGGGCTTCGGCTCGCGAGGCCCGGGCATATCGCACGGCCTGATCTTCCGGCAAGGGCGACTCGGCACTCGGCAACTCCCAGACAGGACGCACCTCAGCAACCACACTCTCGCGAATCGGCTCCGGTTCCGTTGAGCATTCGTCCTCGGCGAGCGGGTCATAGAAGAGCGGTTGCTCGTCCTCGCGCAACGAATCGTCCCGCATCTTCACTCGATCGTTCAGCTCAGCGGACACCTTCCGGGCTTCGTCGCCGCATGTCTGCTCCCATTGATCGGATTCGTCGCTGTCCATCGAATCCGATCGCAGCTTCCCGATGTTGCCGGTTTTCATCTCAGCCACCGTGCCGTGCTTCGTCGTATAGACTCGCTCGTTGCAGGCCGCCTCGGCGATAGTGGAGCGGATCTTGCCGACGAAGGTGTGGTGCACCTTGCATTGCCGGGCGATCTCCCGATCGGTCCAGCGGGCCCACTCCGCATCTTTGAGCAGCGTTGTCACGGCACGGCGTTTGTCCTCATTACTGCGACGCAGGCCGTGATCTCCATTGGCCCCGGCCGCATACAGAATGGCATCCCGCAAGGTGCCTTCGTGGACGATGGCACTGATGTCGCCAGCCTCATTTCGCAGCCTCGCTTCCAGGCGATGAAATCCATCAGCCAGGTAGTACCGCTCGTCCGCTTCGGTCGGATCGCGGAAGACATCCACGGGCGGTAGGAACTCGGCCTGCTGATACTCTTCGACCACATCATTGCTGATGCTGCCCCGCATCTGCGTGCCGGCCGTCGTCACAATTTTTGATAACTCAATCTTCATGCGTTTGGCTCCTTGAGTACTTCGATGCAGGCTCGAATAAATTCGGCCGCGAGCTGAGGAACGATCGCGTTTCCGTAGCCTTTCAGGCGACCGACACGGTTTCTTCCAGCAGCTGCAAGAACGCTTCTTGGTTGCCGGAGCAGCCTTCGAGCTGCTGCTGGCTTGTGTCCCATTCCTTCCAGCCGGGACTGCAGTGGTCGAAGGCTGCGGGGAAACCCATAAGCCAGCGGGAAAACGCCGGATTCAGATTCCGGGACCCGCCGCCGTTTCCCGTCGCGGCAGTCGACGAGGTCGCAGCGGTCCCATGTACCTGCCTCGGCAGCTGGTCCATGCGAATGCGCGTCGTTCCGTCTGGGTTCGTCGCGATGGTCGACATGCCAGCCGTGTCCTTCCAGTCCCGGCTGCTGCATGTCGACCATCCGGCCAGTGCCGCATCCGCTGGAAGTGATCCCCCCGTCTGATTCGGACCGCCGTGCGTTCCGTCCGTCGCCCGCGGCGTGTTCCAGCCGGCAACCTGATCCTCGAGCCGTGCGTTTCCCGTTCTCTCCGCATTGCCGTATCCGCCGTTCGTCGAGACTCGAGGCGTTGCCCATCCCGCAACAGTCTGCAACTTCCGGCCCGTTACTCCCGGTGGTTCCATGCCGCCCTGGCTGTCCGCCGCTCGCGGGGAAGGCCATCCCGTGATTCCGGCAACTGCATTGTTCAAGGTTGAGCCGACATTCGCTCCGCTCGCCCTCTTCCAGCCATTGGCGCTCGGAAGCTGATTGACACTTCCCCGTCGTCTTCCATCTGTAGCCGTGCAGATAGGCCACCCAGTAGAGTCGCTGCCGGATGTGCGGCGACTGGACGCCCGCAGCGCACAGATCGCCCCCCCCGACGGCATATCCCAGTGTTTCCAGGTCAGCACGTACTCCGGCGAACCATTCACGCCCAGCCTTGCTCGCAACCTGCTCTCCAAAGATTGCTGGAGGCAGATTGACGGCGATGAGACGCAGCATTTCTGGCCAGAGGTGTCGTTCGTCATCTGTTCCTTGTCGCTTCCCCGCGGCACTGAACGGCTGGCAGGGGCAGCTTCCGGTCCAGACAGGCCATTCGTCCGGCCATCCCGCGAGTCGCAGGGCGTGGTCCCAGCCACCGATGCCGCTGAAGAAGTGGACTCGGCGAAAGCTGGCAAGATCTTCTGGATTGACCTCATTGATTGACCTCGGGTCAACATGGCCGGGAGAAATGACTGCTCTCTCACAGAGAGATCGGAGCCATTCAACGGCGAATGGATCGAATTCGTTGTAATACACATCCATGGAAGTGCTCGCGGAGAAGTTAATCAGGTCAGAACGCCGGAGCTGGTGACGAATCAAGCCCGTAGAGATCGACCATCTGCCACCACGCGGCGGCGGAATAGTTTTCCCAGCATTCCTGGCAGAGATCGGTCCAGAGGTCGGCTTCGCTCTCGACGGGGCGTCCGCACGACTCGCAGCTGCAGTTCGGTGTCGTGGATTTCTTGGAGGATTGAGGCATCGGAGTACTCCGGAAAGAGGACAAGGAAACGTCGCAGAAACAGCACCTTCGCCATCCCTGGCGACCAGGAGACAAAGTTCAGTGGCACACGCTCAATCGACTCCATCCAGTCGAGCCGTGGCCACCCCATCCAGCCCCACTCGCTGGCCAGCAGGCGAAGATCGATCTCATGCACGCAGTCGGGGAGAATCAGGCTCTTCACCTTGAAGGCATCAAAGATGACCGAGAGAACGGCGTCCTCCATTTCCATAAAGCCTGGGAGATACTGCTTGATCGGCCGGGCCACATCCGGCAGATAGGCTTCTCCTCCATCGTGCATCAGGGCCGCTCGCGAATCGCTACAGAACATCGACGCCAGCACCGAGTGCTGAGCTACGCTATAGAACTGCGGAGCATGTCCGGTGTACCGGCATTTCATCGACAGTGCGTGGGCGATATCGATGATGTTCACGTCCTCTGTTCGCGGATTGAGCGGATCGAATTGGCCGCCCGTGTAAGTCTGAATCCACGTCATGCCTGCTCTCCCTGTGTCTGCGTGGCCCGCTGATCCCGCCAGGCCTCGGCTGCGGGCAGCCAGTCCTCCGGCTTCAGCTCGTACTTCTTATGGAGGTCGATGATTCTCTGCAGGGTCGACTTCGCGACCGCGTCGTCCTCGATCGCTTTCAACGGGTCCTCACCACCGAAGACTCCGTCTGTCGCCCACTGCAGCACGAGTCGAGCCTGGCTCAGCTTTTGGCAGTGGGCCCGCTTGAGCGCGGCGCGGATCCGCTCGGCGGGCGGGTCCTTCGGAGGTTTCGTCGAGGAGCCCGGCTCTGGAGCTGTCGACACCGCAGCCGGTTTCTCTTCTATTCTTTTTCCGATCGACTGTGATGACGATTGTCGTGATTGCTGTTGTCGAGAGGCGGCATTCTCTGCGGCTGCCTGGGCTTTCCCGCCATCGTCGTCCTCCGGTGCGATCCCCAGAAATGCCATCAGGGCATAACGCCGGCCGTACGTGATCGCCGAACCGATAACCTGAATGGCTGTGTCGCCAGCGTTGAGCTGCATACTCCCTTCGATCCACTGGCCGGACGAGTGCATCAACCGCGTGGTGATCGTGACCTGCTGTCCGTTAACTTCCGGACTCTGGGCAACGGCGATGTCCTGGTCTGTCAGGGAGGACCGACAGGCGGCCCAGATCGACGCGAGGTCGGCATAGGCGTAGGAGTAACTGGAGCCGAGTCCCTTGCGGGAGTTCACGGTTGCCGTCTTGCCCTTGATGACGGGCTCAATCGACTTCTGAGCCTTCGCCAGAGCCGCGGCAATATCGTTGGTCTGTTCTGAGGTTTTCATGGAAAGGCCTTAGGCGTGAGGCGATAGGGAAAAATTAAGAATTGGGGTCTCTCCTCCACGTCACCCCCTTGTTGTCTTCCATCGCGGTGGCCACTCGTCAGCGGCTCCTACGACTTCGTCCGGTCGGCTGAGGTTGCCGGGCTCCCGCGTCAACTAAGAAACGGAGTGGCAACGTCGCAATGCCTGGCGATCAGGCAGATGACAAACAGCGGGAGATTGAGTGCACTCAGGGCAAGACCACCGAGCAAGTCGAGATACCACGCCACGTCCCGGCCCGCGATGGTGTAGAGGCTGTATTCGAACATCAGTTTCGCGGCCCACATACAAAGACCCGCAAACGTCGACAGGACTAACAGCCACCCAGCAGCCAGTGCATTCTTTTCGTTCATGAAACCAATCCTCTTGGAGTTACAGTGTGCCGCCTGACGGTCAGCCGGCTTGTTTCTTCTGGTGAACTTCCTCCCGGTGCACGGGAACATGGCGAGGAGCGTCGACTCCCAGCTTCACGACTTCGTTCCGGACTTCGAGAACCTTGATACACTTTCGAAAGCTGCATTCAACTCCGACTCGAGCTCCTGAGCTCTTGCCTGGGCTTTTCGAAGCTGCTTAACCTTCTGGGTTAGCCCCATTTCGGAGAGAATCGCGGGCTTCTGTGCCTCGATCTTCTTGCAGCACGGATCTTTCATTAGCTCTGATCTCCGGGAGTAGAACTCCTGTTCGATCAACTTCGCAGCTTGCTGTCTGTCTCTCTGGTTCACTTACAGTTCTCCTGGTGATTTAGTGGACGGGAGTGTGGTTAGGTTTTCAGCGATTACGGCTTCTGGTAATTGGCGACGCGATGGAGGGCCGCGTTAAGCTTTCGGTCAATCTCCTGGTGGAGCAGTCCGATCTCTTCGAGGACCTTTACCCGGAAGACCTCGAACTCAGCGGGCTCCTTGCTGGCAGCGATCTTCTCGAAGTGAGCCTTCGCCGAGGCCAGATCTGAAAATATTGCCGAGTGCCCCGCGGCTTCCAGATTCACGCTGGCCCGAAACTCGCCAGACTCCGTCATCCGGATTTCGCAAGCTCTACCCGGAGGAACCTCAGAGATCCAGAATCCGCCGCTCGGAATGAAATCCCACTTAAGCTGAGGCATTGAACTCTCCTCGAATGAGTAATTGGCAGAACAAGGGCCGCGAGGCCACTAGAGGGACATGTGCCGTTCGATTCGCGGACGCATTCGCGGCAGCATGTGCTTGTTGATCTGACTGACGCGGCTTTCGCAGACGCCGAGCTCCTCGGCGACTTCCTTCATGGTGTGGCCGTCGCGGTAGTAGCCGGTCACGATCGCCTTTTCGGTCGCACTGAGGCCGACGCAGGCCACTTCCCAGAACTCGTCGTTCTCCAAGTCCTGCCCGGTGGTGTCATCGATCGCCAGGGCGTCGTGGCGGGAACGCAAATTGCCGGAATCATTCTCGTCCTCCGTCATCAGGCGGCAGAATTGCTTCTGCCCCTTGCGTCCCTGGAGAGCTCGAACGTAATCGACGATTGCCCCGTGCACCCGTCGCTTCGCGTACGTTCGAAAGAGGATTTGCTTGGCGGGGTCGAACGACTTGGCAGCTTCGAATACACCTTCGCAGGCGGCGGCATAGGCTTCGTCGTAGCTGATGCCAACACAGCGATGTTTCGCGGCGTGGGCAGCCATCCAGAGATGGCTATCGAACAGAGCCTGCTGCTCAGGAGTCAGTGACGGTTCATTCATCGAAAGTCCTCTGGGTAGGAAATCTGTCGGATTCTCACTGGCGACGACACCAGTGAGCACCGGAGAAAGTGGATCGTCAGGCCGGATCGATCCGGCGTATGCGGTTCTCAAAGCGATCGCGACGCTTCGGCAGAAGTCGTTCCGATACGGGCTTCGCCGTGATATCGAATACGAAGCGATAATTATCGTCGTCGTCCGGGTAGCGGATGGTTTCGGTGCAGAGGAATCCAAGGTCCCGCAAAAACAGATGGCAGGCCAGATTCCGCTCGGAGACGATCAGTTCCATCGTTGACCGCTTGACCGCCGAAAGCTTCTCTTTCAGTCGATCGATCATGGCTGTGCCGATACCCGTCCGCTGCATCGCCGGTTGCACGCAAAGATTCATGAGGAACAGGTCGTGCTTGTTCAGCTCGTAGACCATAAAGCCGACGACGACGCCGTCGAACTCCGCGACCATTCCGATCACATTTCGCCGACGCAGCACGTCAAGAAATTCGTCCTCGGTCCACATATCCCATTGGTGACACGCGGCCTCAATCTCCATCACGTGTGGCATATCACGCCTCACCAGCCATCGAATTTGCAGTCCCCCGGCATCGCCCGGGGCGCTCGTCGCTTTCGTTGTCATCATGTCCCTTTCATTGGATTCCGCAGGAATGATCTGGCCGGGCTTCAGGCCTTATCGGCTCGCTGCTGTGCGGCCTGGTCGCTGTAAGAGGTTCCATATCGCACAGCCAGCTTCTGCATGGTCTGCTCCAGGCAGGTTGAGCGGGCCACCTTGAGGGATTCGCGGAGCCCGTTCATGTAGAACTCCAGATCGCCGAGCTCTTCGACGACGTTCACGACGTCGAGCGGCTTCCGGTAGATCACGGCCTTCTTGATGGCGTCGAGCAGTTCGCCGGCCTCTCCGGAGATCCCGATCGCCATGTGAAGCATGCGAGCATCCTGGCCGGTCAGCTCACTGGCGATCTGCTGGCCATCCTTCACGAGCCGGGACACCATGAAGCCGAACCGCTCGTCGAGAGAGAGGGCGTGTCCGTCCGGATCAGCCTCGTACTGAGCAATTTTGTTGTAGACCGTTTTCAAGGAGACGCCGAGCTCCTCGGCGACTTTGGTCTTGTCGCCATCGTTCCGAGCGAGCGAGGCCAGGATCGCCTCGCGTTCAATCTGCTGCAGTGTCTGGACCAT